GAAAAGATAAATCTTTTCTTCGAACATTTTAAAGCACTTCCCTCATGGTTCACAAATTTATGGATCCTTGTATGCGCCAGTATATTTGGTATAAAGGGCACTCAAATATTTAGAAACGGTAAGGATAAAAAATAATGAGTGTATTTTGGAAAGCAGTAAGTAGTGCTGGTAGAACTATTTTAAAAGGTGGTAAACAAAAAACCACTGGTAAAGAAGTTATAACAAAATTTAAACCTAAACTAACTAAAGGTGAATCTACAAAAGTTTGGGGTCAAAAGCTTAGCGGAAAATTTAAAAAAGGGTTAGAAGAATCAACTGAAGGTATAGATAAAGTTTTAACAAGCACCAACAGACTTCTTCAAAAAGTTGAAGGTAAGCCAATTACTAAATCAGGATTTTCAAAAGGTAAAGATATTAAATAATGGTAAACCCAAGATATAGACCCACTGTTGGTAATTCTAGAAAACCTGTTGGAAGTAAAGCTAGAACTATTCATCCTAAAGATTTTGATAAGTTTAAAGTAGAGCTTGTTCTTCCTCCAAAGGAAAAATATATTGGATCACATATTAAAAGTGATTTAGCAGGGGAACCTGTTTCAAATGAAAGTTATGAGAAGTATTATAAAGATTTAATATGAGTTTAGAAAACATAATCTATAAACTCCAAAGAAATTTAGATAAAAGAATACACCAATTAGCAATCTCGGTAACGTCCGGAGGGGTTGACAGTATGGAAACATACAAGTATATAATAGGACAAATAAATGCCTTAGAGGCAACTAAACAGGAAATCTCTAACCTGCTTAATGAGAAGGAGCAAAATGAAGGAACAGTCGTCGACATCAACACAAAAAATCCAGCTACCAAATAAGGATTTAGTCGGTTTAAAAAGATCAGAAGAACAAAAAGAAGTCACAAAAGAAAAAACAAAATTACCCAAACCTACTGGTTGGAGAATGCTAGTTTTACCATTTAGAATGGATGAAAAAACTAAAGGCGGAATCTTACTAGGAGGTGAAACTATAGACCGACAACAGGTTGCATCGCAGTGCGGAAGTGTACTTGCGATGGGAGACGCGTGTTATAGGGATAAAGAGAGATATCCAAACGGTCCGTGGTGCGCGGTTGGTGATTGGGTGGTCTTTGCACGTTATGCAGGATCACGTATAGAAATTGAAGGTGGAGAGGTTCGTCTTTTAAATGAAGATGAAATTTTAGCAACTGTACAGGATCCAACAGATATCCTGCACAAATATTAACCATAGGAAGGAAACTATGCCAGAGGAAAATAAAATAAAACAAGAAAATCCAAAAGTAGATTTAGATACTTCAGGACCTGAAGTCGATGTAACTTTACCAGAGGAAGTAAAAGAAGAAGAAGTAGTAGAAACCAAGGAACAGGAAACAGTAAAAGAAGTTAAAGAAGTAAAAGAAGAAGAAGTAAAAGAAGAACCAGTTAAAGAAGATGATTCTAAGTTAGAGGAATACAGTAAAGGTGTTCAATCACGTATTGCTAAACTCACAAGAAAAATGAGAGAAGCAGAACGTAGAGAAGGCGCTGCTGTTGAATATGCTCAAGCTTTAGAATCTCAAAGAAAAGAAGATCAGAATACATTTAAAAAAATGGATACTGATTATTGGTCTAGGTTTGAGAAAAGTGTAAAAACAGGAATGGAATCTGCTCAAAAAGAATTAGCAGGCGCTATTGAATCTGGAGATGCAGCAGCTCAAGTTGAAGCTAACAAAAAAATTGCAACATTAGCATTTGATAATGCTAAATTAGAGCAAGCCAAAGAAAATAAACCCGTTGCACAGGAACCTGCGCAACTATCAGACGGTGGAAAATTACCACAGCAAACTCCACAAAGTTTACCGGAGCCTGATCCTCAAGCAGAAGCTTGGGCTAGTAAAAACACGTGGTTTGGCAAAGATCGAGCCATGACCTTTACTGCCTTTGAAATTCACAAGGATCTTGTAAATGAGGGATTCGACCCTAAATCGGACGACTATTATTCTGAAGTTAATAAAAGAATAAAAGTTGACTTCCCACATAAATTTGCTATAGGTGGTGAAGTAGAGCAAACGTCCAAGACCAATCAGTTGGTTGCTTCAGCTCAGAGAAGTGTAAGACCTGGACGCACAACTGTGAGACTCACATCTTCACAGGTAGCAATAGCTAAAAAATTAGGTGTGCCACTCGAAGAGTATGCAAAACAAATAAAACTCACGGAAGGAGCATAAGCATATGAAAAAAGAAACAAAAGAAACTTCTCGTGCGAGCCAAACACGGTCAAATACTGAAAGACCAAAAGTGTGGGCTCCTCCATCTTCTCTAGATGCACCCCCTGCACCTGATGGATTCAGGCACAGATGGATACGGGCAGAGAGTTTAGGATTTCAAGATTCTAAAAATATCTCTGGAAGATTAAGATCCGGTTATGAATTGGTGAGAGCCGATGAATATAAAGATCAAGATTATCCTGTAGTCACTGAAGGAAAATACAAGGGGATTATCGGGGTTGGTGGCCTTGTACTCGCAAGGGTACCCGAAGAAATTGCGAAGTCTCGAACTGAATATTTTGCTAAACAAGCAGAAGGTCAGAACGAAGCGGTTGAAAACGATTTAATGAGGGAAGAGCATAAGAGTATGCCTATTGACGTAAGTAGGCAGTCTCGCGTAACCTTCGGTGGTACAAAGAAATAATATTTCTTAAACTATCGATTTAAATCAACCCGTTTACATTTATGTAAACATTAAGGAGTAAAACATGGCTAATAGAAACTCAGCCGGTTTTGGGTTTAGACCAAGTGGAACGTTAGGTAATTTACCTGCGACTCAAGGTCTATCTCAGTACTGGATTGATTCTGCAGCATCAGTTAATCTTTTTAACGGCATGGCGATGAAATCGTCAGGCGGTTATATGATTACTGGTGAAAGTGCAACTACAGTTACGACTATAGGTGTTCTCTACGGAATCTATTATACAGCGGCTTCTACTAATAAACCCACATGGGCTCATTGGTATGACGCAACAATTACTCCAGCAAACAGTGAAGACACACAAGCGTTTGTTAATGATTATCCTTTCCAGAAGTATACTATAGCTTCAGATGCAGCAGTAGCAGCTAATGTTCCTGCAGCTCACGTGAAGTTTATGGAAACTTTCTCCGTGTATGCAAATACAGGCGGAAGTACTTCAACAGGTAAATCAACAACAACTCTTGACATCGGCGCAACGCATGCAACAACACACTCTTGGAGATTATTAAGAAGTGCTGAGGAAGTTGAAAACAACGACCTTACAGCAGCTTATTGTTCTCTAGAAGTTGTTTCTAACTTGTCCGAATTTGTCGGAACTGGAACATAGGAGCATATAATGGCAATATCAAGAGCACAACTCGTTAAAGAGTTAGAGCCAGGCCTGAATGCACTATTCGGTCTGGAGTACAAACAGTATGAAAATCAGCACGCTGAAATTTATACAACAGAATCATCTGACAGAGCTTTCGAAGAGGAAGTAATGTTAAGTGGTTTTGCAAACGCAAACGTTAAAGTGGAAGGATCTGGTATTTCTTACGATGAAGCACAAGAAACTTACACTGCACGTTACACACACGACACAATTGCTTTAGCTTTTTCAATCACTGAAGAAGCGATTGAAGATAATTTGTATGACAGACTCGCGTCTAGATATACAAAAGCTTTAGCAAGATCTATGTCCAATGCGAAACAAGTAAAAGCAGTAACACCTTTGATTCAAGGTCTTCCTTCAACGGATAATTTTGATTCTGGTGATGCTGTATCTTTGTTCTCAACTAATCACTCAACGGTTAGTGGAACAGCAGTTAAAAATACTTTAACAACGCAAGCAGACTTAAACGAAACATCATTAGAGCAAGCATTGATTGACATTGCTGGCATGACGGATGAACGTGGAATAAGAGTCGCAGCAAGAGGAATGAAAATGGTCATTCCTTCAGCTAATCAGTTCAATGCTGAGAGATTGATGAAATCTCCAGGCAGAACTGGAACAGCAGATAATGATATCAACGCTGTAGCATCAATGGGAATGGTTCCTCAAGGTTATAGAGTGAACAATTTCTTAACTGATACAGATAGTTGGTACATCATTTGAAAATGTTCCAAAGAGCAGCTTTAAAAACTGCTATGGAAGGTGATTTCGATACTGGCAACGTTAGATACAAAGCTAGAGAAAGATACTCGTTTGGAGTATCTGACTATAGAGGTATCTTCGGTGTAGAGGGTGCGTAATCCAAAATAAATTTGTGGCGGGACATAGTTCCGCCACATTTTGCAAATAAGGTAAGAAATGCTTAAAAAATTCCTAGTACAGATATGGGCTTATGACTATCACGCTAAATTTGAAGTTTTAGCGGGGGATAATCGTGAATCTATTGAACAATCTATCCTTGACAAATTAGGAGAAAAGAGTATAAAGTGGGAATCAACGGGAATGTTTAGAGACACTCCCCGTAGAATAACCTATGAGGAGGTTAGTGATGACCGAAGACCTGTACAAACAAAAACGGTCCTTGGAGTTAGGGTGGCAGTATGAGTATAAT